CGCCGTCTGATCCATCTGTATCAGTTTCCAATGCGCCAGCAAATTCTTCACCGCCGCCTTGTTCAATAGAATGTAGTACTGACATCAAGTCTCTAATGCCGCCTGTGCCGCTAGCATTCATACTAACGTTCATACTAACAGAATCAGGTTGTGCAGGATGTTGCATTCCACCAGTGGAAATTACACCCATCTCGCCGCATTCTTCAACAGGCGTTGAACCTTCTTCAATTGCTCTAATTTTTTTATAAATGTCTTGGAAGTTCATTATTTTTGTCCTTTAGTTGCTTTTGGTTTAACATTTAGTGGACTATCAATTGTTACTTCCTCAAGCTCATGCTTGCTTTTAGCAAGACCTTTTAAGAAACTCAACGTGTGCTTCTCGCCAACTAGATGCTGATTATCTGATTTTTCGTAATCTGTACCTAGCATTGATCCTTTACCATCTGGAGCAATCATGCTTTCTGCATTTAATACTGCTTCTGCTTCTTCGCCATTAGTACGAACTAACACACGACTTTCATCTACTTTTAACAAGTGACTAATTGCCTGTTTAATAACTGGGCTAGTTGTTGGATAGCTAAGAGTAACGTCAAACACGCTAACTTCTTGAAATTTAATTCCTGGAAAATCCATAGGACTTTCTTGAATAGGTGTACGCTTTGCTTTAGAAATACGCTCAACGTTAAATTTAGAAAGACTAGACTTTAATTCTTTATCAAAGTCTTTAGGCAAATCGCCCGCAACTTTAACTTTGAATTCGTAAATCTTTTTGCTTTCTGTTAAGTATTCTGTAAATGATTTCATGTTATAATCCCAGTATTGTATTTATTTCATATTCTTTAATTTTTCGATGAGACTATTACGATCTGTAATAATAACGCCATCACCCTGTATGGAAATCCCATCTTCGCCACCGGAAGCATCTTGATCTAGCTTTTGCTTTTTAAGCTGTAGCTCAATCATTTTTAATTTTTTGTCCAATTTAGCTGTTTTAGCGTCGATTGCATTCTTAAGCATTCCGCCAGCTACTTCAAAAATACGGCTACTGTATCGTGCTTCTACGTTCATACCGAGATCCATTAAATCGTCGTATGCGTCAGTAGCACGTTGCGCTAGGGCATCAAGTTCGGCGTCAGCTACATCGCCCAGGCCTTTAACTTGCGGTAAACTTGCTGAAATCTTGTCAAATTCTTCCATGGATCTCAGGAATGGTTTAGCGGCAACTTCAGCTTGTTGCTTTTTCTTCTCTTCTGCCTTGATAACTTCTTTGCTAGCAGGCAAGTTTAATAATTCTTCAAGTTTCTTAGTCATACTCTTACTTATGCCGAACCACTACCGTGGAATAAATCATTTTCGTTAAGGATACGAAATTTAATACCCTGCTGTTTACACCATATAGTAGCGGCTTGCCACTTGGCTTGATTTTTAACAAACTGAGCTTGATTATATTTGTTTTTACCAACACGTTCTAATAGTGTTTGACTAGCAGGCTTAACTTCAATAAGTTCAACGTGCATTATGTTAGCTTTGTCCACATACTGTATGAAAAAATCCGGGACATATACAGTTTGCTTACCAGTAAGTGGATCTCTGTAAGGGATTTTAATTGCTTCACTTGCCCACTTTTGCACACTAGGATTAGTATCACAGAAGCGCATGAAACTCCACTCCCAACTACTACGATAGGTTGGAACTTTTAATCCTACGTACTTCTCTGGGGCAGTCATGGTGAACTTGCCTTGTGCAAACTTTAGACTCATACTAGAATATTACGACTTTCGTAAGGATTGTCAGTTGCAGAAACACGATATCCAAGCAGACTAGTATTCTCTCTGTAAGCATTTAGCACTTGTGCTACAACTTGGCTTAACTGTAAATCAGTTAATCCTGTCATTGTGTCTAATACTTGGAATACTTCAACGCCATCTGCGCGAGCTTGGTTAAGAATAATAATTGCTGTACTTCTTGCACTGCTTTGGTCAAAGCCGCGTTTTAAGAAAAATGCCACAGTGGCATCAATTTGTGCGGCAGGGAAACTAACAGGTTGTAGATAAAATTTATCAAAAAACTGTTTGATTTGTTCTGCACTATCTTGGCTTTGTATTGCTGGTAAATTCGTTCCGTTCATATTAACCTTGATTTATCTGCACAGTTGAAATCACAGCAGGTGTTGCTACTGATTTAGCTACAGTAGCAGGTTTTGGAAATGCTGTGGTCACGTTATTATTAATTGTAACATTAGTTACGTTATTAACAATATTCAAAATTACATTGCCTCCGGTTGAGTTACGTTGTTTATTATTTTGATAATTGTTAACAGTTTTAATTCTATTATTATAAATTTCTTGCTTGATACTAGGAACTACACCAATGCCATCTAACGACGGAGTTGAACTAATATCAGATAGTTTAGAACCAGTAGGATCTATAGCAGATAACGGACTTGGTTCTAAGTCGTAATTTTGTAAAGCAAACCCTTCAGGATCGCCTGGCCCAATTTTGCCTGCACCGTATTCAACAGCTTCAAAGGCAAGTGTTGCTTCGTTATCGTGCGGCTGTGATGTATTAGAATAATCAACTTCTTTATGATTCCAACCTGTAAAAATTGGATTGATTAATTTATAGCTTAGATAACTGCCTTGTGCTAGTTGGTATATTGTTATGTAATCAAAGAATGGATCTGTTGATCCATTGTCGAAACCATACCCTGTTCTAATGCTATCAAATTTCTTATTTGCAGTTCTATTAAATGCACCTTGCACACCTGCACTGCTTGGATCTGCATAATAGTAATTGTAATAGTTTTGCCACAACTGATTAATCAAGCCTAAATTATCGTCATGAAATTTAATGCTGATATCTTCGTAATTAATCTTTTGTTGTATATTTTTCTTTCTATTGTATTGATTTACTTTATCAATAGTGATTGTATACTTAGGTAACCCAATGCTCTTAACCAGCATGTTGATTTGTGTGCTATAAGTAGTTCCAATAGCAATGTTACGCAACGCTTTCTTATTAATGTGAAATGACACATGAAATAAGAAGTTTTGTTTAGGGCCGTAGATTTGGTTGCTGTCCGTAAACATACGGGCCGCATGTTGCCAGTCTCGTAGATTAACTTGACTGCTGTTGTTTGATCTATATCCGTTATTAGCCATACAAATATTTAGTTAAAAGAATTAACTACGTATATTACTAAAAGTCAACAAAAAACCCACCGAAGTGGGTTTTTAATTACTGACCGCCGCCTGTTGCTAAAGTTCCACCAACTGCTGGACGGATGCTTGATGCAGATCCAAGGCCACTGCCACTTGGTGTCTGTACAGCATTATCCATTTGTAATGTTAATGTGATTTCAGCTGGGCCTTGTTGACTATAATCTAATGATTCGTAGTTAACTTGACTTACATATACGCCATAACATTCCCATGATTCAAGAATTGATGGAGTACTTGCGCCGTTACCACCGTCTAACATTTCAATACGTAATGTAAACTTGTAGTCTAGACCTGAAGCCGCAGAACTTTGCTCGTAGAAGTCGAACTGCTTTTGCATTTGTTCGCCAACTAGCTTGCTTACTTGTCCAGTTGCATCATCACGCAACTTAACAGTAATTGTTTGCCACTTAGGTTTACCAGCATAGTGAATCTGGCTGTTGTAAATGTGTATAGTTTGATCTTCAAACTGTACGTTTGGTCTTGCCGCTGAAATTACTTGCTTAGTCAATTCAGTTGTTGGAGTTGATACACCAAAGTTTTCAAATGACAGACGGAATCTGTACTTGAGCTTTGGCATCAACATACCTTGCGATGTTGCGCTTTGGTCTGATGCTAAGGGTACTGTAAAATTAGCTAATGATGCGATTGCCATAATGTTCTCCGATTATTGTCCAAGACCTTTGATAGCGCCAGTGTTCTCTAAACGCAATGGAATGTAGATGAATTCTGCTGCCTTCACTGGTTCAATTGCTACGTCAAGATATAGTTCGCTACGATCTATACGTGCAGGAGTATTGTTAGATGAATCACAAACTACTAGGTAGTCATAGATAGCACGTTGGCCAACTAATTCTAACAACAAACTTTCTGCCGCTTGTTTAATTTCATTACGTGTAATGGTGTCGTTTGGTTCAAACACATATGGTTTAGCCAACTGTGTAAACTGTCTACGTAAGTACACGATTAAACGTGCTACGTTTACACGATCCAAACTACTTGCTGCCAATTGACGTGTGTACTGTCCATAAGCAACTAACCCGCTACCACTAATGAATGTGATTGGATTAACATGAACACTAGCTAAAGTATCACGCTGTCCTGTGTTTAACGCTACAGAGTTAAATTCGCCTGTAGTTGAGTCAACATATCCAACTGCTGTTGCGTTAGTAATACCACCACGACGTGTACCTGCTGGTGCAAACCATGGGTAAGAAACATTATCGCTTAGGGCGATTGTACGTAACATCATGTGACTTGGAGGAACAACAATGTTGTTACCTAAATTGTCACTGCTATATCCCCATGGATAGTAGAATGCAACGTATGGATCTGCTGTTACTAATCCGCTATCGCTGTTGTCTGTTGATCTATTAGCGTTATTGCCCCAGTTGCTTAAACTTGTAGCATCGCTCTTCAAGCGAGCTGGTGTATCTGCAACAATGAAACTTGCTAATGAACGGTCGTAGTTAAGATTAACCATCTCGCCTACTGCTTCTGGATAACCTGGGCAAGCAATTAAGTTATAGATAATACTATCTTCATCGCGGATTGCTTGGTTTGTGTTAAGCATTGCTTGTAGAGCTTGTACAACTACTGCACGTTGAGCTTTACGTCCAAATGTACCAGCACCATTTTCTTGGTTAGCCGCAATACTTACCCAACGATGTGGATAGTAACCAGCTTGGCTTGCATTGTTTTGACGTGGATTACGTGCTGTCAAATCTACAAAATTACGTTTGAATTCTTTAACATTGAATGAGCTACGACGAGTGTTCCATAGCAACATGCCTTTTGGATATAGTGCAGGATCTGGAGCATCAAAGTCAACATATGAACTTGTCAATAGTTGCTCGATAGTTGCGGCTGTTGAGTCAGCTCCTGCTGTGCTCCATCGTGCATCCTGGAATAAGATACCGGATTCGCTTGTTTGGTCACTGTTATCTAATAGTGTCCACTTCATTGTTACAGAATTGTATCTAGAAATCTTAGGATAGTTTTCTAAATCGCTTGTATCAATCCATAAATCATTATCTACCATGCCAGTTGTTGGCTGCGTAGCTGTAATGAATGGACCACTGATTCTTGTTGATGGGAATGCTGTTTTATAACCAACCCAACCTGAATCACCTTTAACCATAACGTCAACATCGCTTACAGAACTGTTATACCATAACTGTCCGTTAGCTGTAGTTGTTGAAGGAGGTGTAGCGTTTGCAGTTAAGCCGTAGTCATTAACAGAAGCTGTTGGCTTCCAGTTACTTGCTACGCCCCATGTTGCGCCTGCACCAAATGTTGTGTCGCCAGCATTTGCAGTATAAAGATTTGCAACTGCAACTCCGTCTGGAGTTCCAAACAATGCCTGTAATGGGCTACCTGTGCTGTCGTCGAAACGGATATCTCCGCCTAGTCTGTGGCTAATTTGTACTTTCTTATCAGTTGTAACACTTGCTAGAATATTAACAAATCCAGCTGAGTTAATTGCACCTGCCAATGTCGTAGCATCTGCGGCTGTACCAACTGCGGCAAATGTAATTGTTTTAGCTGAACTAAATGCACTTGCGCCTGCAATGCTTTCTACCATAGCAAATGAGTAGTTACCGGCTACCAAGTTTACTTGGGCACCAGATGCTCCAATAATCTTTGTTGTAACAGTTGTTGCACCAGTATTTGCTCTTGTGTATAATTTGAAACTTGCAACTGCTGGTGAGCTACGTGTACCACTTAATGTAGTATTAGCATTGCTTTCCCAGAAAGTGTATTCTTCATCATTGAATTTAACGTAAGTTGCACCTTGTGCTAAACGAGCGCCACCGCCTACGCTATCTAAACCTGCTAAAGCTGCCGCTGGGCCAGAATACAATGGAGCATTGATTTGTTTGAATGCGCTAGAAGCTGTATTATAAGAGTAAACAGTCCAGTTAGCACCTAAATTAGCATCAGTTGCCTTAATCCAAACAGAACCTGTTGGGCGAGGATATGTGTCAGTTGACTTAAATCCTGGAACTTGTGTATGTCCACTAATTTGTAATGCTGGAGCATAGTAAGGACCAGATGCAATACCTAGTTTGCTTAAACCTGCACCATTTAATGTAATTTTGTTTACAGTACCGTTTGTGTAAATGACTAACTGCCCGTCAATTCCTTTAGCGGCTGTAACACCTGCAATATTTCCATTAATGTCGTCAACAATTTCGTCAACGCTTGTATTGCCTGTAACAGTTAATGTAGCTTCGCCACATGCACCTGTCATTGTTCCACTTGCGCCAGTAATTGCAATCGGTGCTCCGCCGTTAGTTAAACTAACTGAAAAGTTATCACCGTTAACTTGCACAACATAATAAGTTACACCAGTTGAAACACCACCGAACGGTGTGCCTGAAAATATAACGGTTTCGTTAGCTGTTAATTTGTTGCTTGCGCCTGTTGCTGAAATTACGTTAGTTGCAGTAGTTGTAACACGACCAACTTCTGTGATAGGACCTGTTGAAACTAATGGTTCAACTGATCCGCCAGCTGTTGTTGATACTTGGAATGCTGATGAAGTTGGAGTTCCAACAACATAATATCTTGTATTAGGTGTTAATCCGCCAACTGAGTTAGCAAAAGTAATAATGCTGTCTGCTGTAACAGTAAATCCTACACCACGCAATTCATCGCTAGTTGCATCTGTACTAGTTACAGTTAATGTTGTACCAGCAATAGTTGTTGTTGCTGTAATTGTTTGTGCGGCTACAGGACTAGCGGCTAGGGTGAAAGAATCACCACTGATAATTGCTTGCGGTGCTGTACCTTCTACAGTTGGCCACGATGTAGTCCATTCATTACTACCAACTACAACCCAATTACCTGCTGAGTTTTTATAAAATAGTTTGTAAACGTTGTTAGCACCAGTAGTTACAACAGCGTAGCTACCAATTGCACCAAAGCTCTTTAATGGAGCGCCAGTGCCAACATCAACAAAATCTGTACTAGTAATAACTGCTGGTACTTTATTAGTAAATGCTTGTGCGCTTATGCTTGATGCTGTTAATGGTGCGCCGTTCCATTCAAAAATACCAAATAACGAGTCTGCTGTATCAAACCAATATGTTTCGTTTTCTGGTGTGCCTGATGGTTCAGTAGTCTTAGGAGCAAGTGCGCCAAGGTCAACGTCTGCACGGACCACGTATGCACGACTGCTTACGCCTAAGTAACTGTACGCGGCTTGTAAGCCATATTCGTTGCGTTCACCTGCGTGAACTGGATTATTGCTAGCATCAGTTTCGAAGTAAGGTGTACCAAAAGTAGTACCTAAGTCCATCTGACTAGTCATCAAATAAACCTTACCTGCGTTTGCTTTTAGTGTGCCTGGCGCTGTACCAGTACCTGCACTATTAGCTTTATCTTGATCAGTAGCAACAATAATTAAAGGTGTTGTGCCTGGGGCCGCCGGTGTGTAAAAACTTTCGTCTATTACTGTTACCGCTACGCCTGGTGAACCGAGTTGTGCCATATTCTTTATCTCCGGTGAATACATGTTCTAATTGTATTTATAGATAAACTACAAATTTGAGCTAGTATAGTACCAGAAAAAGGCACGGAAAAGGCTTAAATATCGTATGAGACCATTATGTTCGTGTAGCAGGCATCCTGTTGCAATTAATTACTACAAAGAAGGCAAGCCGTACTACAGAAAAGTATGCGGTATGTGTTTACGAGGTGTGCGTGTACCCCGTTGGCAGTATGCTGGCTATGTGCCTAAGAACCAATGTGACAAGTGTGGATTCAAAAGTACCAATAAAGAAATCTTCAACGTGTTTCACGTTGATGGAGATCTAAATAATTGTAAGCACACTAACCTTAAAACAGTATGTGCTAACTGCCAACGGACTCTTAAAAAGAA